CGCTCGGCATAAATGCATTGTCAATATTGTTAGCGTGGAAGTTTTGAATCTCGCCGTCAGCATAAGCCCAATTGAGCGATGCAGACCAAGACGGTGTTACATAGTACGGCTGCCCTGGAGCGTAACGCTTAGCATAAACAATTGCACCTTTCCACTTAGTAAACTCGGTTGCATTACCTTCTGCAAGTTTAGCAATTGTTTCTTTCGTATGGATCGGGTCGTATAGGTCGTAATCAACTGGAATATTCAGGTACGCATAGCGTCCAACGGTCTCTTCCCAATTCGCTGAAATCTTACAACGGCGGATAATCCCATCCTCATCAGGTTCAGCAAGTCGAACCGTACTAGCATCAACGTGTCCGATGTTTACAAGCTCACCATTCATATTGAACTGCAAGTGTAGTACTATCGTCTCGAAATAAGCGTAATCGTATGACATGCGAGCTAATAGCTCGGAGTTAAATATCTTCTCTAGTGTTGGAGTAACTGGTGATTCGTCAAACATAAACCCATCCCCTGCGATAAACTTAGCGTGTGATTTCGCACAAGCTCGTGCAGTAGGGCTGTTATTGATTGCTCGGATAAGTTCTTGCGGAAAGTTGTTATTCTTACCAAAATTAATTACGTTGAACTTTACGTTGCGAGTTATTGTGGCAAGAGGTGGTTTGATTGGTGCTTTAGCTTCGAACATATAGACGCCCTTCGCTAATTCTTCTAATGATTTTTGCTCTTGTTTTGCCATCATAAATTGTTTAGTATCGGCTCACGACACGCAGACCTGCCACGTGTCGCTTCGATATACTCAAATTTACGAACAATCGTATTTATTTGTTGTACAGATGTTGTACAATCTAGAATGGAGGCAAATTAAATCTATTCGCAACCTTAACCCAATTGTACTGCTCAAAGTTGACCATCTTACCAGTGGTCTCGAACTGCTCGAACGCTTCAACCATAGCAGGTATCTTGTCACGCCACCTCCCCGAAGCAGACGAGTTCCTTAGTTTCCTTCCAATATCAGCACGCACCCAACTAAAATGGTGCATTATCGGCTCATCAATAACGTACATGTTCTTACAGGTCGAAACGGATCGTGTTGGGTCGACTCGAACGGGATAACCCATAGCTCCTAGCCGAGTCGTATCGTGTAGCTTATGAATAAACGGTACATAGTAGTCCTCTAATGGACTGAGCCTAATGTTCGGATGCTTGTAATAGGTCAGCATCTTACACGCTGAACTATCATACTGCTCGACTTTGTCACGCCACTGCTTGAACACAAGTCCATCGTAAATCTCATCGCAATCTATTGAGATAAAGTGCGTGCATTCTTCAGCTCGTGCCACTTCAAGTCCTAAGTTACGCTTACGTGTTTCGTTAAACGTGCCTGACTTGGTCAAGTCAGGATGATACTGCACGTTTATCGTGCCTCGTTCGGGTAGAGTTGGTCGGTACGATTCGCCGAAGTTCGAGACGTGCTGGTATACGATGATGATAACGTCTACGTGCGGTTGGATTTGAGCGATGGAGTATGGGAGCAGTTCCGAACCGTCCCATACGTTGTAAATTGCTGCTAGCTTGCTCATACCTTACCCCACTTCCCGATTGGACACTCCTCGTCCTTGTCACGTGTCTTAGCTGACAATAAACACCCACATCCTCCGTTGCGTACCTTGCACCACTTTGATGCTCCATAGTCGCTAACCTTACACTTGTTACACTTCGCTCGTCTTGCCTTAGCAATTGCATCGTTCCGGCCTAGCAGAAGCGATGCAAATCCTCCGATGATGCTCATACACTCGGCTTATATTTAGGCTTCAACACTATCACGCCACGTTTCGCTCCAACCGCTTCCGAGTTATACCAAAAATCGAATCCATCCTTGCCGTATATTTTCTCAACTGCCTCACGTATCCATTCCCATTCATATGTGATGTCGCCATATTGGTCAAATCCTAGCTCAGGTCTTCCTGGTACTTTGAAATCATGAATAAGTATAATCGGCTTCCACTTGTACTTAGCGATAATCTCTAACTCATTCAGTAACGGATTGTGCTTTTCCCAATGCGCATCGAGGAAGCAGAATAGATTCGGCCTTGCTCCTTTACGCTTGTATGCTTTCAGTATATCTTCCAGCACGACATCACTCGAACCGAGGTGATGCGTTACGTTCGGGCAGTCACGAGTGTATTCCTTAGCGATAGTCTGATTTGCTTCGACCACTTCAATCGTATCGACACGTTCAGCCCATTGCGATAAGTGTCTAGTCGTTGCACCTCGAAACGTTCCCGTCTCAATAATCCACGTGATGTTATTCTTAGTGCATAGTTCACGCACCGATTCGGCGAGTATCGTATCGCCCTCAAATCCTAGTGCGTTCTGTCTTAAATAGTCTTGATGTGTCATTTCGTATTAGTTTTTTTAAATTGTTTGAATCCTTGTTTAATTATCTTGTTAGCTATCTTACTAGATGCTGTATTGTCTGTGTTTGCCTCCGCTATCTTGCGCAGTGCTCTTGCTTGTTTGCCGTTCATTGGTTATAAGTAACACCTCCTTGATGTCGTTTTTGTTTTTATCTAAGTACATCACTAATCTAGGCGAGTAGTCTCGTAACGGACTAAAGCTATATGATAAGCCCATCGCCGATAAGTGGTTATTGGTTAGCTTAGGATTGTCTTCTGTCTGATTGCAGCAGTTAACTAGTACGATGTGCTTGTATCGCTTTGTTGCGTGTTGCAAGAACTTATTAATCTCTTCTACATTCCAGTGCATCAGAACATCCTTAACGAGTAGTACATCGGCTTTGATTATTGGCAATCCGTTAGATAGTCTAATGTCGAGCTGATAGTTTTCCTTGCAGTACTTGACTACGCTAGGCACAACATCAGTACCGATATAGTTCGGAACGACTATGTGCTCGCCTAGCCCATTCATTCCGCATCCAAAATCTAACAGCGTCTCAACATTCTCGTGCTTAATAAATCCGTTAAGCCACTCGACAAACGAGCCAAGCACTGCCATGTCCGAACCACCCCCACTAGAGTCTCCCCAAATCTTGTTATTATATACGTATTCAAATCGTTGTCTCATCCTACATCCCCCTCATTAATACCACCGCATTCTCATTCGTTCTAACCGAGGCGTACTCAAGCAGTTCTGATGGTTCTCGTAACGGCTCGAATCCAGCGAAGTGGTAAGCCCACGATGCAGCCGTTTGATCTTGTCGTGCGTGAAGGAATCTTGGATCACTTGATGCACCGTTATGCTCACGGCTCGTACCAAATACACCTCTATCAGCTCCGTCTAGGAACGTATCGACCCAAGCCTTACCACGATCACTTGTTACATCCACTCCGAACATACACGACCAAACCTCGTCAAGTTGTGACGCTTCGTCACGAGATGATGAAGCCCAATCCAAGTCCGAATCAGCACTAGTCTGAGCTAAGTTATAACCTGACTTAATAAATAGTCCGTTCTCACCATCAATAATGTTCATTAATTTGGTTGGATTATCCACAAACCAACACGAGCAGTCAAGCCAAAGGATGTGCGTGTAACCACGTCGTATCGCTTCGACTAGAGCAGCTGCTTTGATCGTATAGGGTTGTTCAGGCTTGAAGTATTCGTTAATCGGCTCGTTCTTGAACGTTAGGATATCATGCTCCCACCCGTGATAGATAGCAGACCTGATTAGTCGGTCAGTTCCTTGCGGATACCATGCACCCCATGAAGCGTTGATTAGTACGCCTTTCTTACCTAATTCCATATTTCTCGTTATGTGGTTCTATTTTGTATCTGTAATGAAATAACGGTTCGGTAATGTACGCTTCGTTACGTAGCAACGCCGACACTCCGTCCGAATAAAGTTTATCCTCGCCGAATCGTAAGTCTTTAAACCCGACCTTGAGCGCAACACTACGAAGCACGGGGTTGAAGTGCGTGATGTTCCGAACGTAGTCCCATCCGTCAACCTTGTTAGCCCACACCTTATACTTAAGACGATGGCAACACTTCTGTGGTGTATTGCCGTTGGTTGTCATATACACGTTCATTCCGATGCAGTCAATATCGGGAGTGATAGCATCGAGTATCAGCTTCACGTAGTTCTTGCTTGGCATATCGTCATCATCAAAGTAAACGATAAATTCGCCTCGTGCAAGTTCAAGCAATCTCTGACGCTTGTCACCGATACTTATCTCTTTGTTATCAGATAGTGCTATCAGCTCGACCAATTCAGTAGTGCGTGTAATTAGGTCGTTTAGCGCCGAACCGAATGAATGCATCGGCTCATTCAAAGCGATTAGTTGCCTATCAAATTCGTGTAGAAGTTCATCGAACATCTCAACACGTTGCTTAGTAGTTGCAATTAGAATGGATAGTTTCATATGCGTTGCTTTAACCATGCTGCGTGACCTTTAGCCTCAGCAGGTAGTTTATAAATATCAAGACCCAGCTCTAACCACTTACGGCATTGAGCAAGATAAGTGTATTCTCCAACGTTCCAAGTCGCATCAGCTTTGATGCTCGTTGCATCCTTAGCTATTCCACCAACCGAGTAATGGTTGTGTTTGAACTCTAGCGAACTAGTCAGCTTGCATCCAGTAATATCGGATTGATGTGTCAAGTGGGTATCACAAAACATATGCGTATAACCTGGCGGATACACATAACCATAACTTTCATAATACGCACGATCCATTATCGGCAAAGTTATTATCCATGGTTGCGTGCCGTCCTGAGTCTTTAGTATCCAATCGGTCTTGTCACCAACCGCTTCAACTATTAAATCGTCCCAATTTTTCGGGCAGTCGAAATCATCCGATATAACGATTAGTATGTCTCCAGTACTTTTTGATGCTGCCTTATTTATTGCTGCAACTGATGTATTGGTGTCGTTCTTAATAACCTTAGCCGTAACGTAGTCCTGCTTCCAACTGATTCCATCGGGATATTCAGACGGGTCAGATATGTCGATACTAAGTAAGTACTCAATATCGTGCTTGCCACTTGTTCGCTCTATCCATTTCCAAGCAGTCATAGCTTGAAGTTCGGGACGACCGAATGAGGCGTGAATTATTGATATTTTCATGCTATATGTTTTATCGTTAATTGTTTATTAAATGCTAAATAAGTTGAGAACAACCGCTCACAAATGAACGGCATTAGTGTGTAATACGGATAACCCGTCACACGCTGTAAATGCTCGGCTGTAACGC